TTTATCATTCCTCTCGCACTTGTGTTTGCTTTACCTAATTTTTCTGCCCATATCATATCTTGTAAACTTACTTCTGCTCCTGATGCAATGTCTTTACAAATTGCTTCAAGTCGTAAACGGTATTGGGTAGATAACATAAAAAAACCTTAACTGTAGTATTTATTTTCTTTATGTATGCTTCATTATCTCCACTTTTGTAAAGGCTTGACATCAAGTAGTTTTTGTGTTTCTATTTCATCACTTTCATCTGCATTAGTATGATTTGTGACTTCTTTTAATGTTTTTAGATATTCTAAAACGTGTTCTCTTATCTCCATTAAATCTTCATAACAACCTTGATTATATGCACAACCACGCAAGTCAGAATCTGGTTTCATTACAGACTCAGTAAATAAATCTAACGCTCGCTGATACTTTTCAGCATCAGTTTCATTTGTCCTTATTGAGTTTTGATCGTGCATTTTTCTTCTCCTTTTGAATACCTTTTTTTATGTATATCATAGCACACTCAAAGTTCTTTGAGAAGTGTTCAATGATACCATTATGAACAATGGCAAATTTTCTACCATTTGACGGAACTGCAGCCCACGAACCATCCTTTGTTACATAACCAGTTGGTTGACCAACTTTGGCATCTAACAAAGAGGGGAGTGTGGTAGGGTAAAAAGTTTGATAATTAACTTTTCTTACCATTAAAATACTGCTGTTACACTTATAATCCTAGCGTTAGGATTTCTTGCAAGTGCTACTTGTCTTGCTTCCTGATAGTCAACTGCTCTTACTTCTTCAGTAAAAGTTTGACCTGCTACATAAAGTTCTACTTTACAACGCATTAGAATAACCTCCCTTTAGTTACGAAGTTTACGATTGCCATTGATGAACCAATACAAAATGTCATCAATGCAAATGTGAGTACGAATCCTTCAATCATTTGTCTTTCTTTTGTTTACTCTTCTATTATATAATATCTAAGATGTTAATGCAAGGCTCTTGTGCCACTTCTTGAACTGGTTTATATTCTTGCACTCTCTTTTGGATTAAGTTACCATAGTCTTCGTGTAGTTCACATCCTATGTAATCACGACCTAGTGCCTTTGCGACTGCTGCTGTAGTTCCAGAACCCATAAATGGGTCTAATACAATGTCTCCTACCTCACTCCCTGCGAGTATGCAAGGTTCAATCAAGTCAGGTGGATATGTAGCAAAATGTGCTTCACGATATGGTTTATTTGTTACTGACCAGACAGATCGTTTATTCTTTGTTGGATAACTTTTTGTAAGTCCCGAATGTGGTTGGAGTCCTGTTCCTTCGTTGTGGTATTTTCCGTTTGTTCTGTCTCTTGTTCCCCAATCTTTTGCGGGTTCTTTGATTGCTTCATTATTGTAGTAATACTTCTTGTTTTTACTGAATAAAAATATATATTCGTGTGACTTTGTACACCTGTCTCTCACACTTTCAGGCATTGGGTTAGGTTTATGCCATATTATGTCCTGACGTAGATACCACCCATCATTTCTCATTGCGAAGGCAAAGAGCCATGGGATTCCAATAAGGTCTTTTTCTTTGAGTCCTTCGATTCGATTTCCTCTGCGAGGACACACATCTGGTAAGTCTTGTTTAGTATTTGAGACTGTTTGTTTAACCAATCCTTGTCCTTTTCCAGGTCTGTAATTATAGTAACTGTCGCCAAGATTAACCCAACAAGTTCCATCATCTGTAAGCACATTGCGAACCTCCTTAAATACGTTTACTAATTGTTCAATAAATTCATCAGGTGTTTGTTCCTGTCCAATTTGATTCTCTTCTCCACCATAATCTCTAAGTCCGTAGTATGGTGGGGATGTCACACACATCCTCGCCTTTTCATCAAACTCTTTAAGTGTCTCCCGACAATCGCCAAATAAAATTGTGTCTCTCATCGTTTTAGAAACTCATTTAAAATCCAACTACTACTATTCATTTTATCATCGCCACCAACACCCCACTCAAAAATAACTCTATCATTCTCTTGAAATTTAAGATACTCAGGTACATTAGTGTTTACTCTATCTCCTCCATTACAGAATACCACTCTATCATACATTTGTAAACACTTGTGTATTGCCATACAGGATGAGTTATCTGTATCATCATAAGTAATCGTCAAGTCAACTGGTTTAAGTTCTTTGACTATTGATCTTCTTTCTGTCATTGGTAAGAAATACTTTCCTTTCTTACGAATTAACCACTCATCAGAATTTAATCCCACACACAATGGTGTATTTGGATATAACTCTTTTGCATTTTTGAAGTATGAAATATGACCTGTGTGTATCGGGTCAAATCCACCTGTGACTAATACTATTGTACTCATCGTGTAATAACTGTTGTTGCTGCTTCGCCTTTGTTGAATATAGTATCAACAACTGCTTCAACCTTTCTTGCAGTAGTGATACCAACGTTAGAGTAAACAGGTACACATACAAGACCAAATACTTTGTCGTCTGCACCCTTACGAATCACTCTACCGATTGTTTGACTTATGCCTATGTAGTCCATATTACGCATAAACAATACTGCTTCAAGACCATTGACATTGATACCCTCTGAGAGTATGCTGTGATGTAGAACTACAAATCTTTTGCTGTAGTCTCTACCCCACTTATTAAGTGTATCAAAAAATTCTTCTCTTGTCACTTTCTCTCCATCAATCATCGCACCTGTCTTAGATGTAATCAACATCCAACTGTATCCTCTGTATGCAAGTTCACTTACAAACTCTGTCCTTGATATAAGACTTACAATCTGCTTGGTTGACTTGGCACATATCAGTACTTTGTCCTTACGAATATTGTCAATCGCACCAATCATTTGCTCACAATCTCTGTCAGCAACCAACTCATCTTTCTTGAGTATTCTTGACTTATATACCTCAACCTTTGGTGGAAGTATGTGACCCGCCCTGACAAGTGTTGGTGCAGGTACTTGACATATCACATTACCATAAGTCCTAGTGTGATTCATACCTGCTTTCTCTGTAGTACGACTATGCTTTGGTGTCGCAGTAAAAAAGTAGCAACGATGAGCATTGTTTGAGAAGTATTCAGTAGCAGGGAAAAAGTTTTTCTGTACTGAGTTATGTGCTTCATCAAAGTAGATGGTATCAACATCAACACCACTCTCCTGTATTCTGTGTAGTGAATGATAAGTTGTGAACATCATCTTGTGACCAGTGCAACTCTCAACAAACTCCTGTATCTCAAATGGTTTAGTAGTATTGAACATACCATCAACTTTACCACTATGAACGTGCATATAAGAAATAGAAGTGCTAAAGTTAATATCAAGTATTTCAATGAACTCTTTACATAATTGCTCTGCAAGAAGTATGCGAGGAGCAACTACAACAATTGTCTGCTCATAGTCACGATCAGTAATCTCACGAATTACATCGTGTATCATACACATTGTCTTACCACCACCAGTAGGAACAATAACCTGTCCTAAGTCATTGTCTGCCATTGATTGTAGTGCTTCAGTTTGATGGGGTCTTAGTTGCATAATTTCCTTTCGATGTACTTATTATAGCACAAGAATTACCCCATAGGGGTATCTTGTGACAGTTAAAAAATTGTTTACTAGCTCTCTGTTGATAAATCATTACGAATATGTGGATTTAAAGTATATTCTAAACCTATTGATATATTAAATGATATTGATATTCTGTCTTCATCTGATTTATTTTCTTCAACTCTATGCTGTAGATGAGCTGGAAACATTACCATTCCACCTTCTCTAGGTGGGTATTGATATGAATGATAACAAAGTGATTTGTCTTTAAATTCTTTTGTATAAGAGTGCATTTCTGTAAATGCCTGAAAGTCGTGAGGATTAATAAAAACTATATCTCCACTATTTTTTGGTGCTTTTACCCATAAAACACCTGCAATATCAGTTTTTGGATGATTATGTTTTACATTATAATCTCCTGGTTTATTAATATTAATCCAAGCATAATTTTCAGTTGTAACTTCACTATGAAAAGATGGTATATTATTAATAACAGTTAGTAATAAATCTTGCAATATATCGCCACCTTCAACCTTAAATGTAGTTGATTGCCAACCACCTTTGTTAGATGCTTTTTGACTATATCCTGATTTTTCCCTTAAATCATAGGCATATTCCATAAGTTTCTGTTTTCTAGACTCAAAATCATCAATGTAAAGATAATGAAGAGGTGTGGGAAAAAGATTATCCACGTTATAATCTAGATTAATTACATCTTGTTCCATAAGATCAATCTTTAATTTTTAATTTGTTCTTTGTTTCGCTATATGCTTTCACAACAAGTGACTTACCACCCACGTTCGGAGCACCCATATTTGATACATAATCTTTCCATTCAATCTGTTCAAAGATAGTGCGAACATAGTCTTTATTTGATTTGAACAAATAGTGTGTAGTTGTCTCAGGTGTAACTGTATCTATATCACAAACACCTATTTTGCCCCAATACTTAAGTGCAAAATCCCAATACTCCTGATTCTTTATTTGTTTTCTTACCTCTGGTAGTCTTGGAACATTATCACAAGTCAGGAACATTTCAAAGTCCTGATGTTTTGTTGGTGGTCTTTCTCGAATTCTAATGTCTTTATATCCCTTTGACTTTGACCACACTTGCATACAACAAGGAACGTCATAGGATTCTCCTTTGAATACAAAACTATTTTTAGGTAGTAACTCACTATGATACAATGAGAAAGACTTATCTAGTTGAAACTGTACCTTCCAAGATGTTGACCACTTTGCAGGAACTATAAAGGCAATCAGTTCACTAAAAGTTGCTGCGTGATTAAAGAAACCCTTTGCCAATGGATTCATATAACCTGTTCCAAATGGAGGGTTAGTAACTGTAGCAATTCTTATATTATTAGTGAGTGGATGATATGGTGAATTGTATTGAAAGAAATCTTGTTTGATGATATTATTTCCTTCTGGTTCTATATCCATTCCTACTGAACTCGATGGTAGATATTGTAATATATTTCCACACCCTGCAGCTGGTTCTATGACCATATCAAAAGCATCTAGTGGATAGTATTGATTAACAACATCCACGAACCTTTTAGCAATGTCAGGGTGTGTATAAAACTTATCTAAATCCTTTTCTTTTGCCATTTAATACTTACATTGATTTAATTATAGCAAAAAATCTTGCTTTTTGCAAGTCTTTGACAAATCATATAGATATGCTATAATAATTGATATATCTTTTTTCTTATGGAAAGTTTAAGAGCAGAGACATTTGAAAAACCATTTCCATATATGATTATATACGATTTTTATAATGAAGATGAATTGAGGTTAATATGGGAAGAGTTAAATTTTTATACAAAACCCAAAAAACTTCTACCCGCAAAAGACTATGGTGGAATTGAAGATGCTACAAATGCTAAAGCTATATCACTAGACTCAATTTATTATAATCACCGAGATTTATCTAATATACTCACCGTTAATCGAAAATTATTCAATAAAGATGTTTTAAATGCCATTCAAGGGATGGGTGGAGAATTTACAATCGCACCCTACGTTAATTATGATGTAACAAAAGTCAGGTATTACTACGACCAAGAATATTATGACCCACATACAGATAAATCATTTCATTTTTTAGGATTTTCCTACTTCTACAAAGAACCTAAAAAATTTGATGGAGGAGAATTGTTTTTCCCAGAACACAATATATGTCTTAATTGTGAAAATAATTCAATGATTATTTTTCCTGGTTGGGTAAAACATGGTGTAAAAAAAGTATCTATTAATAATTCAAATTATTTTGATGGATATGGTAGATATGCTATTACCTCATTTTTTGGTTGTAAAACTAAACAAGATTTAGAAAATAGATGAATATGAATTTAAATGTATATGATAACACAATACCACACCAAGTTAGGTATGAGATATGGAATTATTGTACTAAATCTACCTACAGATTAGGTTGGCAGGACTCTCAAGAAACAAATAAAAATGATTTAAATACTTATAGCACTTGGACTGAGGAAGAATTAAAAGAATCAGGATTATACCCTTATATTTTAGGAACAATAAAGGACACAGATTGGTTTACAAACAAAAATATAAAAAAAATTATTGTTAATCTAGTTCGCTCAAATGATATTCACTACATTCATGGTCATAGTAAATCTCAAGTTGCATTATATTATGTAAATCTCGATTGGCAAGATGGATGGTATGGTGAGACATTATTTTATGAACCAGAAAATCTAGATTCTATAGCGTATGCCTCCCAATATATACCTGGTAGAATAATTTTATTTGACGGAAATATACCTCACTCCATTCGCCCTCAATCAGTAAAAGCACCGAAATATAGATTTACTATAAGTGTATTTTTTATGTAGGATTTTGATTTGATACATCACCTTGCACTACACCAGAAGCTATTTGTGATGTATCAACACTAGTGCCACTTGGTCTTACTAACCAATGTCCATCAGTTCCAGCAGCTCCACCAGGTAAATTATAAGGTCCTCCTTGCCACTCTTCTCCGTTGGCACCGCCAGCACCGCCTGAAGCTGCGGTTTGCTCTGAGTCTGCACCTCTGCCACCAGTCCCTCCACGAGCTCGTGTAGGAATACCATTTTCTCCTCCCCAAGTTACATAAGGTCCTCTTGGAGATTGAGCTCCACCACTGGTCGCTGTACCGTCATTACCATCAATACCATTTGCGTGAATACCTGGATTTGCATCAGATTCATCTCCTCC